GTTGATGTGCCCAACAATAATAAGGAATGCCATCTCCTCCGATCCACCTTGGTCAGGACTCACAGTGATACCTCCGCTCTCAAGAACTACATCCGTCATTACTGTCGACATGTTGCCGAAGAAGTTGTCGATATTGAAGACCTGGTTCAACCACAGCTCGACCGAAAGGTCTACCAGGAACAGACGGATGACACAGAGGTACACATTCACCGCGCACGTTACAAGCGCCACTCTAAGAACGACCCATTGCACAAGCGCCGCTCTCTTAAGGATCGCGGCAACAGGAACAAAGGCTTTGACTCCACGCTCGGCTATCCTGGAGAAGGCCCTGAACATAAGTGCATCACTGGTCATTCATTTAACTGCAGAGTCCAGAAAGTTGAAACCTGGGGGGGCACCCACAGAATGTGCGTCTGTCATAAGATCACGGACATCTCCACGCACACTGTTTACTATTGTTGCCCACCTTGCCTCGCCAATCCGGGACGCGCTACAGGCAATCAACCACCCCAGAAACAGTTCGACTCCACTAAGGGGTACCCCGGTGAAGGGCCAGGCGTTATCAGACAACAAGATATGAAGGTCTTCAAGCACATTATCAATTTGAGTTTTAAGAACGAGGATGCAGAGGAACTTTCCATTTGCTGTTCTATGGAGCTCAATTGTCCTGTGCCAGGACATTATCACTATCGCCGCCCAAACAAAAAGCCGGGGCCTAAATCGGACAATAAGAAGAAACACCCAGCTAAGGTCCGCATCGACAGAAAAGCACAACTTTGTCACGAGCACGTTTGCGGTACCCGTTGTACTCAAAACCACCTTCACACTCGAGAGCAGCATGAGAAGGATTGGGGAGATCGTGTTGCATGGGACATCACAGCAGAGAGTGAGAACCTTGGAGACTCTTCGGAGTCATCCGCACCCCTCGGGGTCGCACCAGTTTCGGCTGAGACGGACGACAAGTCCACTGGTTCTTACAAATGGCTGCCTGTCACCAAGCAGAGCGCTCCAATCGCTACCGAGGAGAAAGGGATGGATACCTGGCCACAAGTTCAATTGCCTCAACCTGAGAAAGACGAGGAAAAGACTGAACTCCAGATTCTAGGTTACCCAAAGTACCATGAGCTGTGCACTAAGCTCTACTGGATGTTGACGGCCAAGAAAGAAAATGCTGGTTTGCTCACCGGTATGGCCATGGAAGGCGGTTATGTTCAAGGCATCGTTGAAGGCACTTATGGCTTAGAGGAGTTTATCCTGGCTGCTAAACTGGTCATTTTTAATAATGAGACACAAACAGCGGCCACGCCAGCTCCTCCTGTTGAGCCCGTCGCACCAGTGTCACCTGTCGTGCCAGAACCAAAACCGCCTGCCCCACGCGTCAAGACATTTAAATGGAG